CCGCCACCTTTTGCTTTGTATTGTTTTGCTAACATTTGAGCTTTACGAGCAGACCATTGACCGGGTCTGCCACCTTTTCCTCCAGCTTTAATTTTGTTAAATAATCTTTTACGCATAGAAGGTTTAGTATAATTACCAGCTTCATTCACTTTACTTTTTGTCTTTCCACCTTTTTTCATGCTGATAGACTCTAAAGTTTTGGCTTGACTTGCATGTGTCTTACTTGCTTTTTTTAAACCTTTTATTACTTTATTTAGTTTCTGTGCTCTGCTCATAATAATTGACTTAGTAATCCTATGCTAGAAGTTATCATTAATACATAAAGACCCCATATCATATTTTCTAGTCTAGCAAATCTAGCTTGTCCTTGATCAAGTCTTTTCTCTATATTTTCATAGCGTATTGCACATTCTTTCTCATGTGCTGCTACCTTCTCGATAGCTGATGTCATTTCTTTTTCTTTTTAACTCTTACTGTTTTGTAAGCCTCATTAACATCTGGTGTAGATTTATCATCTGCTACATATCTACCTTTTTTGTTTCTAGCACGAACCTGTTTGCGTTCAGTATTAGTAACTGTATCGACAAGTTTTTTCCACCAACTCATTTGTCTTTAGCCTTCCAAATATTAAGAGCACACCAGTCAACTAGCATATATACATGCCTAAACCAGTGGTCGTCTTTAGGTGTTGGTGTAATAGCTGCAACTCCTGAAGCTACTGCTACAATTACGCATAACCATAAAATTATTTCCATATTTTACTCCTCTTCTTTTTGAATCTCGTCTGTTTGTTTATCAACATTTTCAACCACAACATCTACCACATCTTGAGTAGCATCAGCAACTGTGCCTACTACATCACTTACATCATGTAATGCTGCTGCTGTAACATTTCCTGCTGTAGAAACTGTGCTATCAATAACACTTGAACCTAAATCAATACCGCCATCAACAACTGCACCAACAGTTGCACATGATGTTATAAAAAATGCTAAAGCTAATAAAATATAATTTTTCATAATTTTCTCCTATGAACTTGGTGGGGTTGGAAACTCGCCTAATGGTCTAACTGGTGGGTCATCATTGTTATATACATACAATGCTGCTAGTGCATCTACATCGCTTACTGCATCTATTTTTGTTTTCATAGAATCAGCAGTTGTTCTCACACCCGTTCTAAATGTAGTCCAGTCCGAGGGTATAGCTGTACCTGCTTCTTCTTTTCTAATTACTAACCAGTCATTAGATTGTAATAAAGCATAAGCCTGACCATTCACTGATTCTTTGTGAAGAGTTTTTAAACCTTTAACTAAATCTTCACCTGAACCACTATCATCTAATGATTTTGCCGTAGCTGTGCCGTAAGTTGCTGTTACAGTATTATTTGCAAATGCAAATGATTGTTCTGTATTTATGTAATACTCTTTATCTTTTTTATTTGTATCATCTTGTACTACCTCATAGATACCTATAGCTTCTAATTCAGATTTACTCCACATATTAAAAATATTTTGGGGGTATTGCACACCACCAATTTTCATAGGTTTAGATGATTCTATAACCTCAGTTATGTTGTTTGATTCTACTAATGCCCACATAATTAATTCCTATAATATACTATACTGCTGTTAATGGCACTCCGCCACTACTCACTGTTGGTTTTTCTGCTATCGCCCAATAAAATAAATCTCCATTTAATTCACTGTCATTAGACCTCATTTTGACTCCATTACTTAAAAAATCCACATATATATCATTAGCACCACCAGTAGCAGAACCCTCTGCTGTTCTTGTGTGCATACGCATAAAAGGTTGTGCACCACCATTTTGTGTTTTTCTTTTACTATCTATGCAAAACCAACCACCAGTTGCATCATATCTTTTATATATAAAAAATCTTGGTTTAAATCCTAAATAAATAAATGTGCCATCATCAGCCTGATTATTACCATGTGTTAAACCTGCTCTTTGATAGCCTTGTTCATCACCAAAATGCCATGCTACATAAGATTTAGCACCTTGAGGTCTAAATACAGCATTAACATCTTTACAATTTATAACTGAAGCTGTTGGTGCAGCATCAAAAAGAACACTTGTCGTATAGTTACCTGTAGAAAGAAATCCTCCATTTTCGTATCCTAATTCATTATGTAAAAAAGACATAGGTGCATTACTACCAATCGTTTTAGATTTTATAAAAGTAAATGCAGGTATCTCACCTAAACCATGCGAAAACGAGCCAAAGCTAGTTGAACCTTGATATTCTGATATAGATATATTAGCAGTTAAATTCTTTTGCACAGTAGATTCAGATGGGTCATAACTTGTTGAACCTGCTGCTATAGTTTCAGTTGTGCCGCCATTTATTTTCCAACACCAAGCAACATAAGTATCACCATTGGTATTGCCCTCTGCATTAGCACCTAAACTAAATCCATCACTATCAAATGAAGTAATACGATTAGTTGCTGATTGTTCTGTTTCTTCCCAACTATCTGTATTAGAACCATTTGTCATTATTTGCTTACCCGTTCCTCTACTAGAATCAGTTATAACATGGTCACCTGATGCGTTTCTGCTTTTAAGCCAAACTAAATCAGGTTGAAATCCTACTCCTGTAATTGATTGAGTAGAACCATTACCTGTATAAGTCACAACATTAAAATAACTTTCAGGTGTATCTATAGTTGTATAAGCCATTATCCGAACTCCGCAATATTTTTTGTGCAAATAGAGTAATAATTTACACCACTTAAAACTGGTGAATAAACAAAATTTCCATATCCATTAGCGTCATTGTAAGACTTTGTGTTGCTTATTAAAGTGTAGCCACCAAAGTTAAACTCACCACCATCATCCTCGTATTGTGCATTACATGGAAAAACAAAATGACCGCTAAATGCAGAATTAAAACTAACTGGTTGTGAAAGTGTGCCACTTAGAACTGAGCCATTTCTAGCAACTGTAAACTCTTGGTCATCAACATTCAAAAACAAACCATAAATATCATTAACAGAGGTTGTTCCCCAACCAGTGCTTTCATTTGATATTTGCGAGCCATTAATTCTTTGATAATAATGTGCTGCTGCATATCCTATAACAAAAGTTTGGTCATACAAAAATTGTGCATTAGTTGCATCATCACTTGTATCAGGAAATGTACTTGCTCCAAAAAATCCAAATTCTGTACTTGTTACTTTATATTCGTAATACCATTTACCATTTTGCACACCCAGACTTCCATAGGCATTGTTCCAATTTCCACCACCGCCTGCAACGTGCATAGCACCTTCATTGATAGTTGGTTTATTATCAGTCTGTACTAATATATTAAAAGTGCAAAAATTGTTAGTAGGACTATCTGTTGCTTGGTCGGCTGCTGCTATGTTATTTAAATTAAAATTATTACTGTTACCACTAGAATCTAAACCTAAATTAGAACTATCTTCAAACTTTAAATGAAATCCCTCACTACCATGACCGCCTGTATATTGTTTTGGTTTCCATATACCGCTATCTTCATCAAACTCTCCAAATTCTGTTTGTGCTACTTGAGTGCCATCTACATAATGAACTTCTGCAAAATAACCATTAAAACCATAACCACCTTCAGTAAACCAACCAAGTTGCATAGTAGTAGAACTAAAATTTCCTAAAGTTAAATCATCATTTTGACCAGGATAGTTTGCAGTTGTAAAGCTAGTATGTTGAACACCATTCCAATATATTTTTACTCTATCTGAAGCTGTGCTTTGTGTTGTGTCTATTGCAACAACAAGGTGATACCAAGCGTTAGAATCTCGAAACAATCTGTTTTGATCCTCAATCTCATAAGTAGAGCTTCCATCAGTAAGTCTTATATGAAAATAATTTGGTTTAAATCTAAATCTAATATTGCTACCTTGCGAAATAAATATTTGGTCATCATCTATTTCTGTTCTTTTAAGCCACATAGAAATAGTCATAGTTCTTCTACTTCCATCACTACCTGATGCAGGTCTTTGTAAATATTCTGTATTATCATCTTCTAGCTTTACAGAATTATTAATATCAAAACCAGTCGATATACTTCCACGATTAGCTGTTCGTTGTAAGGTTTCCATATTAAGTTTGTGCTAAGTTTTGTACTCTTCCAATTTCTTGCCAGACTGAGCCGTTATATCTAAATGCTAGTATGTCAGTTTTATTAGCTGTAGCTGTAATTGTAGGTGCTGTTGAAGCAGCAAATTCAAATACAGTATTCCAAGCAATCGTTCTTGCTGTACCGCCCTGTGCTATCTCTACAGAAATAATTGCACCTTCTACTGCATTACTAGGTGCTGAAAAGGTTGTATTTTCTGTGGTTAAATGAAAAGCATTAGCTGCTGCTGCTGCATCCCAAGCAACTGCATTAGAGCTTGAGGTTAGTGCAACCTGTGTAATGTTAGCTGAAGTAGATGCTGTAACTGCTTTTGGAAAAGTAGCCTTTTGGTTTTCGTCTATTGATATAGCTGGTGTTGTACCAACTGTTGATCCTAAACCAATGACTAAATCATCTGCTGAGTCGTCTAAACCCACATAGTAATCTTGAGCATTACCATCAAATACTAATTTAGTGTCAACTGCTGCACCATCACCAATAGTTACAGAGTCATCATCTATTGTGAGTATGCTGTTTGTGCCTACAGTAGAGCCTTCTCCAATAACTAATTTATCAGCAGAATCATCTAGTGCAATATAAAAGTCTTTAGCATTACCATCATAGATTAACGCTGTATCAACTGCAGCACCATCACCTAAAGTAACTGTATCATCAGTAATTGTAAGAATACTATTTGTTCCTACTGTTGATCCCTCGCCAATTAATAACTTATCGGCACTGTCATCTAAACCAACATAAAAGTCTTTAGCGTTACCATCAAATACAATCTTAGTATCTTCTGCTCCTGCATCTCCTATTGTTAGAGTAGGAGTTGTACCTTTTAGAGCCATAGTTTGTGCAACAATATCACCTGTAGTTGAAGATGCTGCTTGTCCTACACCAATAGATTGAGCAAACTTAATATCTTGGTTTTCATCTATTTCAATAGCAGGAGTTGTACCTACGGCTGAACCAAGACCTATAACTAAGTCATCAGCACTATCATCTAGTCCTATATAGTAATCTTGAGCATTACCATCAAAAACAAGTTTAGTATCTTCAGCAGTAGCATCTCCTATTGTTAGGGTTGTACCATTTACAGATAAAGTATCTGTGACTTGTAAATCTGTAAAAGCATCTAATACGGCTGCTCCTGAACCTGCTCCATCTAACTGAACTACCGCTACTTTTCCATTTGCTATCGTTACATTTGAGCCTGAACCTTGAGAAATAATAATATTGTAAGGTCCACTACTGCCTGAATCAGTAGTAGCATTTTCAATAATATGCACCCTTTTCATGGTGTTTGGACCAATCGTTATCGTGCAATCAGAATCTAAAGCACCTGTGTACTTTAAATATATAGCTCTACCTGCATCAGAGCTTCCGTCTGCAACAGTAGTTGTATGAGTGTCAGCATTAGTAGTAATAGCCTCAGTGCCTATTCCTAGAGCCTCTCCAATAAGCTCTAAATTGGTATTGGTACTGGTTCCCCAAGTACCTGACTCATCACCAGTTGCTATTTCTTTTAATCGTAAGTTATTTACATAAGTTGCCATATTAAGCTACCTCTTCCCAATTTGGGTTTTGTGTTGTACTAATTATAGAATAATTTGGAGTTTGTGAGTCATCAATTAATCCCCACACATTTACTCCTGTTAAACCTGTTGTTCCTGCTATACCTGTCACACTAACATCAGCATTTGCTTGTGATGTTATAGTTCCTAATCCTGATGTACCTGCAAAACCCGTAACACTAAGATTGTTATTAGTAATTAAAGTTTCATCACCAAGATTTATAGTTGATGCTACTGCCGATACTCCTGTAACGGCTGCTGCATTTACAGCTACAGAACCTACTGCACTCGTAGAAGATTCACCTGTAACTGCTAAAGTATTATTTGTTTCTAAAGATTCTGTGCCTAATGCAGTTGTTCCTGCTACACCAGTAACCCCTACCTCTCCACCAGCACTTGTTGCAACTGAAGTAATAGCAGTTGTGCCAACTACTCCAGTTACTTCTACAGGTACAGCCTCTCCCCATGTCCCTGAACCCCATGTGGAACGACCCCAACCTGTAATATTAGCCATGTTAAGCTATTCTAATAATTGCGTTAGATGCGTCTGCTGTTGGAAATTGAATTGTAAAATCACCTGCTGTTGATGTTTTATCGCCACCAAAAGCTAAAACACATACTGCTGGATCACCTGAAGCTGAATCATTAAATATCATACAACCATTTGCAGTCACTGTTGCATTAGAAAATGTTAAATCTGCAAAATCAGTAAACGCAGTTGTGCCTGATGTCGTAGGATCAACTCTGGTTAATGATGCACCCTTAGCAGTATAGTTAGTTCCTGATGCTTCATTTGATGTTGTGTATGCAGTTGTAGATGCACCTAAAGAAGCACTACTAGTATAGAGTGCTAAGTTAAATGTGTTACCACCTGAGTTTTTAAAATTATGCACACCCTCTAAAAGTTCTTTTTTAAAGGAAGTACACATAGCTTGTGAAATCGCCATTATAGTCTCCTAATAATATCAGCCATATCTTTATGACCTTGTTTTTCTAATAAACCTGCTACAGTAGCTCTATCACTAGCTATAGCTTGTTTCATATATAATAAAACAACTGTTTGTATAGCTTCTTTAAATGCTTTTGCCTGTGCTTGAACTACAGGATCAGCATTATCACTAATACTTACAATCTTATTTACTATTCTTTCTGTCCAATATTCAGGACTTAAACCTTTATTTTGTGTAGTTTCTACAACTACATTCCCTATGCTTGATTCAACATCTACTGTAAACATTATGTCCTCTGCACTCTAACCACATCATCTCTATAGGTATCAACAGTATTATCACCTTCTCCTAGATTTTTTAATCTTACTAGAGCTTCCATAAATCTTTTTTCATATGTTGCCATTAAATCAGGATCGCCTTTCATATAAACATAAGACTCTAGCAAAGTTCCATATAGTAAAGCATTTTTTGCGTTAGTTGATAGCCATGTTGTGCCACTATCTCCACCTGCTGTTATTGATGCAGGTCTATAAAAATAATGCAACTCAACTACTAAATCAGCATTTGGAGTTGGTCCAACAATAAAAGTTGTATCATCAAATAAAGCGTAATGTTTTGGTATTCCTGTAATACTTGCATTTGGATATGCTTCTCTTACAAAGTTTACATCTTTAAATAAAAGAAATGATTGCTCACTTGAACTTGTTAAAGATAAAGAAAAACTATCTAAAAAATCAGAAGGTGTTGCAAGGTACTGATTTCCCGATGTTAATGTACCACTAACATTTTTTCTAAATACAGGAAGATTAATAGTTTTTAATATTCTTTCTTCTGTTTGTTCTATTAATTTAGGTAAATCAGAAACAAATTGTGTTTCTGTATTTTGTAAATAATTCTGAACTAAACTTTTTAATTCTGCGTATGTCATGTGTTAATTTGACCCCCCATGCCTGAGTGGTTAGTACAATAATAATATAATGTTGGAGCACCAGATGCTATCTCTATTTGTGTATAAGCACCTGCATTTCCTGCTGTTCCGTTGGTTGTAACTCCTGTTGTGTATTCTGAACCACCACCATGCGTACCATCTGATGTAGTAGAAAATCTTAATGGGTGTCCACTATTACTACTATCGGATTGATCAAATCTATAAGATTGTCCTTCTACTAAATTTAAAGTTGCTGCTCTGCTACCATTAACATAAAAATAATTAGAACCATAATAACTAGCCACTGTAATTGTATAAGTAGTATAAGATGAAGCAGGAGTTGAAACAGTTACTGATCCTAAACTTGTTGTTCCAGTAGTTGCTGTTGGAGTTGCTATATTAGATGGTGATGGAGTAGGTGCTGGGGTAGGTGCTGGAGTTGGAGAAGGAGTTGGAGAAGCTGAAGTAACTCCTGATAGAGTTATTTCACCTAACTCACCTCTCATATCCAAACCAACTGTTCTTGAACCTAAAGCTGTTATGCCACCACCTACAGGATCAAAAGCAAATAATCTTGATGATGCTTCTTCTCCTGTATCCACTCTAGCATCATATAAAGCCTGTGGATCAATAGTTGATACACGATTTACATCAAACTGTGGATGATCAGGATCAAAACACTCAGGACATACTCTTAAACCATTTCTAACTTTGTTTTCTGTTTCATATCTAAGTTCTTTTAACTTAAATGTAAAACCACATCTATCGCATATACCTAATGCTTTTCTACCTTGAGCATACATATTAGTTGTAAAAACTGTAAGGAACAAACCTTACTGATGCTCTTTCTCTGTCTGCATCACTAACTTCATTCCATAATTCTAAATATCTTTGTCTAAGCATTGGAACTTTTGCAGTAGCCTGTTCTTTCTTACATGCAATATTGTATGCCAATCCGTATGTCATACATGGTAAATATCTTGTAGGCACTCCAGCGTTATTACTTGCTGGTTCTCCTGTATCTTCTATTTTTTTAATATAGTAATAAATACAAGTATAAGTTTCTGCACCATCAGGTGTATTCCATAAAGTTAAAGTAGGATTATCTACACCTTTATCTAAATAATATAAACTAGGTTTACCTTTAGAAAGTTTATTAGCTATATGTGTGTATTCACTTACAGATATCCTTCTAAGATTTTGATCGAATTGTTTTGATGTATCACCTGAATCAGTTCTAATAAAAGCCTCTACTATTTCTAATACATCTGTTCCTAAACTATAAGAAGATGTGCCTTCAGTTAAAGACTGTGATCCTGACTCTATTGAAAATAAATTAGTGCCTTTATTTTGCCATTCAAGAAATAATAAATCTAAGGCTCTTCTAGCTGTTCTATAGTCATAGCCTGAACGCATCTCAAGTCCGCACAACTCGTATGCTTCTTCAATAATATCAGATAAATCTAAATTAAATGATGTTGTACCGCTACTTGCCATGCTTTCTCCTAATAGCTTCCTTACCTCTTTTTGCTATGGCTGCTTGTGCATCTTTACCTGCAACCTTAGCTCTTTGTTCCATTACAGTTAATATTTGTATTTTTCTAGCAAAAGGTTTTTTTATTTTTTTAACCTTAGCTACTGTTTCTCTAGCATCAGCAACAGAAGCATACTTAATACTTACAGTATCCTTTGGATTTTCATCGGTATAAAGTCTGCGACCTGAACCTTTAGGTTTTTTACCTGTTCCTACTTTTGGGTCTTTTTTGCTTCTCATTTGTTCTATGTGGAACCTTATTCTTTTTTGATGCTGGTGCTTTTAGTGTGCTTTGTTTAAAAGCAGTTCTGGACATTACCATTTGACTTTATCTGCCCAATAAGCTGCTGACATCTTACCCTTCTTGATGTTCTTACCATGTCTAGCTTTAAAAGACTTTCTTTTAGCTTTCATGCGTTTTGATTCACCTTTCTTGGGTTTACCAGCAGTTCCTGATAATGTTCCAACCTTTTTGCCTTGCTGTCCAAATCTAATAGTTTTTATCTTGTTGCCTTCTTTTGCAACAACTATATGAGATTTTTTAGGGTGGTTTGGGGTACGCTTTGGTTTATTGTACCCCGAAACACCTGCCCGTTTTAATCTTGAGTCTTTGGAAGCTCGGCTCACTACTAGACTCTGCCACCTGTTTTTCTTCTAACAACTTCGTTGTAAGTAGGAACAGTTTTACCTGTACTCATGCCGGGACCTTTTTTTGGTTTTTTTGGCATACCAGCAGAACCTCTTCCTGTAGCTTGACCACTACCTGTATTTTCAGTATTAGTCTTAGGTTTTGTTCCACCTCTTACACCACCAGTAGTAGATTGTCGTGATCTAGTTACTGAAGGAGTTGTAGTTGTTTTTTTAGTGGTTGCACCTGTTTGACCAGTTTTAGGAACCGAAGGCATTGTTCTTCTAGTAGTAGTGCCAACACCGCCAGTCCCTTGTCCACTAGTTCTTGATTGAGTAGTGCCTGTACCTCTAGTTGGTGCTCTTCTTGGTGTCCCTACTTGTTGATTTTTAGGGGTTTTCGGTTTTGAAGGAGCACTAGCTGGTTTCTTTTTAGGGCGTTGAAAACGCACTCCTCTTATAGGAGAAGCCATTATACTCTACCGCCAGTTTTCTTTTGAACAAGTTCGTTAAAAGTAGGAGTCATTTTAGATGACATCTTAGATGACATTTTAGAACCACTTCTTCTACCGCCTCTCAACTTTGATGAGTACTTAGATTTTTTATTTTCAACTTTTCTAGCACCTTTCATCTTTGATCCGTATTTACTAGTTTTTGCCATTTTTTTTCACCTTTTTTGTTGTTGATTTTTTAGCAGGAGCTTTCTTAGCAGTGGTTTTTTTAGCAGGGGCTTTCTTAGCTTTAGGCTTTAATTCCTTCAGCATAGCGTCAGCTTCCTTTTCTCGCATAGGACCAGCTACTAGTTCTTCTCCATTCCAAATTAAAAATGCCGGATCACCATTAACAAAGTGTCCGTTCTCTTCTTTTCTATAAGACATAATTCACCTTAATCGTAAGATTTAATACAATGCAACACGATAAGATATGTATCTCCAGAACTATGTCCTGTAGTTGTAAGATTAATATCTCCGTTTTTGCCTGAACCTGATGTGTTCTGCAATCCACCAAAAGGTGAAAAGTCTAAAACACCATCAGCACTTGGGTTTAATTCTAAGCACAATGTATCTGATGATGCGTTCCAAAATAAACCTATCTTAGTAAATCCTAAAATAGAGTAATAAACTTTTTGTAACTTAACACCAGAACATGCTTTACCATCTAGCGTACTAGATTTTAAAGCACTCACATCAACTTTAGCGACAGCACTTTCACCTGTGCCATCGCTAACATTTGTAAGCTGTACTATAAAATCTTTATCACTATCTAAAATAGTTGTAGATGTTACTGCATCAGCCATAATTTACTCCTATTAAGGTTGGTCAGTAAATGCTGGAACATCTGCACCTTCTTGGTTGCCCCAGATATACCAGTTAGTTGAATCTTTAGCTAAGATGTTGATTTCAAATAAACCAAAGTCAGTTAAAGTAAGAATGGAGTTTGAGTTACCATCAGCGTAAACAGAAACATTATCTGCATTAGAGTCTAGGTGAATAATTCCACCAATGAAGAAATTAGTATCTGAACCTGTATCAATGATAAGGTTTTCTGTTTCTTCTGCTGCACCACCATAAATAAGTTTAAAGTACACACCAGCAGAAGGGCTTGGTAATGTAAGAGTTCTGTCTGCTGTAATAGCTGGAACTACATTAGTACGACCACCATTTGCTGTTGCTGTAAGTGATGTATCTGCATCAGTTAAAGCTACAGGTGTGACCTTCATACCATCACCATCTAAAGTAAATTCAGTAGTAATAGCACCTGTTGTTGAATTTTTTGAAATGACTGTAAAGCCATTCTCAGACCTAACTGGTCCGTTAAAAGTTGAGTTTCCCATAGTTGTTACCTATAAAATTCTAGCGTCTTGGTTTGTCTGCTAGGTCAGTCGCTAGATTAATAAAATCCCTAGATACGAAAAAAGGGGAGCATTAGCTCCCCTATAAGTTTAGCTTGAACCGGGTGATCCGTAAATACCAAGAGGATCAGATACACCAAATGAGTATCTTTCTCTTGCTTTATACCTCACATTACCAGTATCAAAATCACCATCCATAGAAGTTTCCATTCCAGTTCTATTGAAATGTTTCATTCCATTTGGAACATCAGTGATTATGAAGAAAGCATTAGTATCGGTTAAATAATGGTTAACCATGTAACCTTCAGGAATAGCTCCGTTAGTTACAATAGCGTTAACATCATTATCTGAAGTACCAACTCTAAATTGACTTTCTAAAAGTCTTGTCGCTGTAAACTGCAATGCAGATGGAACGATAAGTCTTTTTGGTCTAGCTGCAATTTTAAGACCTCTTTGATCTTTAAAAGCTGCAATTTCAATAATCGCATTTTCTAAAGAAGTTTCATTAAGGTCTGCTGCTGTGCTAGGTCTATTAGAGTTTTTACCACCATTTACTAATGGGTGACCATCACCACCAGTTACACCATCTCCATCAGCAGTAAATAAGTTTACGCCATCTCCAGATTGGAAACTGTTAGTAAACCCATTATTGAGTGGATTCGCTGCTTTGACTTGCTTAGTGTAAGCCATAGCTCTTGCGAGTGCTTTAGTATATCTAGCAGATAAAGAATCGTAGAGGTTATCTTCGATTGCTTCTTCTGTAATAGCAAAACCTAAAGCAATGGTTTCGTGGTTATATCTTGCTGTAAAGCTCTCTTGTGCTGAATCGTAAGTGATTGCAGAACCTTCGTCTTTAACAACCGCCTGACCAAATCCACTTAACTGAACTTCTTCTTCGAATGAACGATCTGAATTTTCAGTTTCATAG